AGGAGACTCACGCGATAAGCGTACTGTTAAGAAGAATTCTAAGCAACGATCGAACTGGTCACGCGTCAAAGCCCAAGGCGATGATGATGACGAGGCGATTCATGCTAAAGTACTTCATTCCGGTATTGTTATCAAGTGTATTCCCCTGAAAGACCGATTTGTTCTTACATACTCTCATAACTTCTTTATTGATGGAAACCTCATTGAAGATGGAACACCGATGGCCTTCGAATTCCGAGGAGCCAAATATGAGTTTGTGTTTAACAAGCACTTCTTTCTCTGTGATACTCGAACAGATTTAGCAATTTTGTATATTAATAATTCAAAGATTGGTACATTCCGTGATATAACCAAGTCACGCTTTTTATCAGAAACTGAGTTTGAATATCTGAATAATCCTTATATTTGTCTTCGTGTTAATAACAAGGAGAAGTATGCGACTGCTTACACCATTAAGAACCTTGGTTATCCATCCAAGCTTGGTCGTATTGAGCATGAACAGTGCCTGAAATACTTCATTCAGACTGAGGGTGGTGATTGTGGCGTGCCTGTTGTTATTGCAACTGGCCCTAATACTAAGAAAATCATTGGTATTCACGTCGCAGGAACCAGCAATCGTGCTGAAAACCCTTTTGGTATAGCATCCATCCTGACCCGAGAATCAATCCTCCACGGCATGGCTGAGATGTTTATCGATAAGTTCTCTGAGGAAAAATTCATTATCGGACCACACATTGATTATGAAGAACTCATCAAGACTCAAGGACCCAATCTACCCATTGAGCAATTAACAGGCCTCCCAAATGTGATATCCGTGGAGCCTGTGCCACAAAATGAGCGCATTTTTCTCTCTGAGAAGACAAAGCTAAAGCCTAGTCTGATCTATGGAAAAATTGGCCGTCTACCTGAGAAATTTTTACCTATTCTTAGTGTAAAAGATGAGCGCGCTAATGGACATGACCCTATTCTCAACTCAGTTGTGGATACCTTAATGACCGACCAGAGCGTAGAGTTTGATGAGAATATTGCTGATGCAGTGTTCGAATCTATTGGAAACCAATATCTTTCCAAACTCTACTTCCCAGTCAAACGGGAATTGTCCTTTGAAGAGGCTTGTGCTGGAATCCCCAGCAAATTGGCTTCTCTCAAAGTTGACTCATCCTCTGGATATCCCCTTGTATATGAAACGAACAAGAAAGGGAAAACTGAATTTATTTGGTTTGACCATGAGGGCAACTTCAACTACTGCCCTCGATTCCGCGAACGTGTTATGCAGCGAGTTATTGAGATGGAGGAATATGATGGAGGAGAAATCCCCCATGTTTTCCTGGGATATCTCAAAGACGAGTTACTTTCACAGGCGAAAATTAACGATGTTCGTATTCGAATGATTTACTCTAATTCTTTGATTGATCTAGTTGCCTTCCGCATTAAGTTTGGGGCCATTTTGGCCGCCTTTGGAAATTCTTGTGGAAAAACCCCATCAGCAATAGGATTAAATCAGTATTCACACGACATGGAAATCATTTATTCTTATCTGTCATCTGTTGGCAAAGATTATATGATTGACGGCGATTATAAGAGTTTTGATAAACGGATGAATATGGGCTTTCGAGCTCGTGCTTATGAAGTTTTGAGACGATTGTATGAGTCATATTCTACTGACTATCGTGCGTTTAATTATATGGTTGAGCATGAAACCAGATCACCCGGTCAAGTTCTCAACATACGGTTTAAAACCAAAGCCAACCACTTTAGTGGATGTTTCTTTACGACGATTCTTAACATCATCGTCAATGAGGGATACATCCGCTATTGTTTTCAGCGACAAAATCCAACACTTAAATTTTCTGATCACGTCCGCTTAATGTTACTGGGCGATGATAATATAATATCACTTTCATCCCCGGATCTTCTTAATCCACTCATGCTATCAATTCTTATGCGTGAAGTTGGGCAGGAATATACTGCAGCGACTAAAGAT